TATTAAATCAGTTGAAATAAAATCACCACCACTAGCCACATCAGTAGCAACGTATTTATAAATATCATGTACTGATTTAGAAGAACTATCTGTAAAAATTAAAGGATCAGCCGTTGGATCTTGTGTTTTAGTTAAAATAAATCTAGCTACATTTGTAGTTCCATTTACAGCAGTTGTTTCATAATATTTCCCACCATAAAATAATTCACCAGCAGTTACGTCTTTACCTGCATCTGAAACAACACACCCACTAATAACATAAGGTGTAGTTAATGAATAAGCGCCTAATGAAGATGTAACTATACTTTTAATTATAGCAGCTTTATCTTCTGTATTATAGTCTTGTAAAAACTTTAATGAATTAGCTGTAAATGGTTGTAGTGCCGTTGGCTCAACTATTTGTGATATGTCTATGTTTTTCATGATGTATTAAAATGTTACTATGTTATATTGCATTCCAATTAAATTATATTTATCTGCAAAACTTTTTATTATTAATTCTGCTTCAGTAGCCGTTCCTAATGCTGAAAATGTAGCTATTGGAAAATTAATTGTATAATCAAATTCATCCGTTGTATAATATGGTGAATATCCCATATAATCAATTTGATTAATGCTATTTAAAGGCATTATAGAAGATGTTTCACTACTGCCACCAATAACAAAGTTAGTATTTGTGTTTACTATATTAGTGGTAATATAAATTCCAGATGTTTGAAAAAAAGTATTTAAAGCAAGTTCATATATTAATTTTTGTGAAGTATATTTAACCCTTTCATCTACTCCTATAAATAAATCGTTTACTTTTTCCCAATGTTCAGTATCGTAAGGATAAAATCCAAGCGAAGCCTTTACACACTCATAAATACTTCTATCTTCATAAATAACTCTATCACCTACATTATAAGCAGCTACTAAATCCCATGCAGGATATGAGCAACCAGTTTTATAATCTTCAAAAATTAAACTCCAAAGGTTTTGGACGTTGCTAGTTAATACATAAAGCCATGATAGTAGTTTATCATTTCTTAAAACAGGCGGTGTTAATTGTTCCGCTACTATTTCATTATCATAACTGTATATTGACATCTATTGAGCTGTAAAAGTTAATTTATCTGCAAATGTTTCTCCAGAAGTAGTTTCTTCTACTATATATCCAGCATCTAATTGAAATAAAGGGATAATAGTTGTATTATTTTGAACTAAATAAGTTTTATCTATAAATGAAGTTGCATCTGGTCTAATTGCAATATCTTGTATTAATATATCGGTAACTCCTGTAACCGATTGAATAGCATCTGTTAATGCAGATACTTTTACTTTCCCATCAAATGGTAAATTAGCTAAATAAGTGTTTACTGCTAATATAACACTATCAGAAATAGTTGAAGCATATTGTCCATCATAAAAAATATTAGCTTTTAAATACAATTTATCAGATGCTTTGGAAGTAACAAAGTAATTAACTCCAGCAAATGCAATATCATCTACATAACCACCTAATGAAGATAATTCTAAAACTCCTAATGCTACTGGCGGTTCTGATTTAGCTACTTTAATTAAAACGGTTCTTTGTGCTGTTCTATTTACAGAGCATCTAGTTACAATTCTTTTAGTTGTATCTGGAACTGTATAATTAATAGAAAAATCACTCCCAACTGTTAAAACTTGTGGAGTAACCGAATCATATTGAAATTCTAAAACTTTTGATTGTAACCAAGCAGCAGAACCAACGGCAGCAGTTTTAATTTTAGCTTCTAAATCTGTTTTAAATATATCCCATAACGTTTCCTGTAAATACATTTGTGTAGCTACTATGTACTTCCATAATGTATAAATAGCAGAATTGGAAGTACTATTTAAAGTACTTAAATCTGTTTGATTTGCCTGTTCCGCATCTAATAATGCTACTATTGTTTGTATTGACCTTGCCATTATATTTCGTCTGGAGCTACTATTTCAGTAGTTAAGTTAGGTGTTAATGTTTCTAAAGTAGTATTTTGTGTTTGATTATCGTTACCTAAAGTAGCGTAATCCTGTATGTAATCTTGTACGTTTGGATGATCAAAGTTTTGTTCTTCGTTACGTCTTAATAACTTACCAAAAGTACCATATTGTTTATTATGTACCGTTTGCCAAACAGTATCGGTTAACGTTAGTATTGAAGTATCTTCATCTTTATAAGATTCAAATAATATGTGTAAACGTACTGTTAAATCGTACTGTTGAGATACTGCTAATTTGCCCTTATCTGTATAATTACTAGGTAAAAACTCAATACCAATTGCAGGATATAAGAAAGCATTTTCTTCGCTTTCACGTTCCAATTGGTTATTCCATAAGAAAACCTTTTTAATGCCACTAATAGCGGTTAAATCAGTTTTTAATGAGTTATATAAAGTTAGTTTAGACATTAAATATTATTCAATACTCCAATTATTCTTTTTGAAATTTCTTCTTTATTAATAATAGTTCCGTCTTTACTTACAAAACATTTACCAATTAAAGCATCAATATTTATAACTATATTTTTATCATTTTCCATAACGCAAATATACAAATTAAATATATAAATATATTACTCTATTTGTATTACCGAATCCAATTTTATTTCTAATCACATCAAAAAATGTAGATTCTTTAAATATATTATTAAAATCGTCTAATGATATATTGTTTTTAATAAGTATTGAATCCACGTTGTATTCCATAATGCAAATATACGAATTATTTGTTAAATTGTTTCTTAATATTTTTATCTAAAAAAGCAATTATTTGTCTATTTAATTTACCTGAATAGCCTATGAATTGACGTTTAGGCATTTTGAAAGAATGTTTACCCCACGCTTTACCCATTAACCCATCATTATGTATTCTGGCATAAGGCACGTCTGTATAAATTTTAGCGGATAAACTACCAAAACGTTTACTTCTAATTGAACGACTTAAACGCCCTGCTCCAGCTTTACCAATTAAAATGCCTCTATCAATTCCTAAACTTCTAACTCCACTTTCACCACGTCTACCACGTTTATAAGTATCAATACCTCTTTTACGTTTTTTCCAAGGCACAAAAGTTTCATCAGTAAAACCTCCATCTCTAAAAGACTTTGTGAAATGAGTTGCAGCTAATTTACCACTAGCCTCCACTAACTTCTCTAATTGAGGTTTAAACGCTTCAATCTGTTTTAATATCTTTTTATGTTCCGCAAATGTTGCCATTAGTTTAATCCAAAGTAAAATATTTGACAGTAATTTAATCCTCTTTTATTCTTATTCAATAAAATATGTGTAAAATAATAACAACTACAAGTTAATTGTTCGTTTACGTTTCCTTTGCCTATTAAATTGTTAATCATTTTCTATTGGTTCAAAAGTTATGTTATTATCTTGATTTGGTAGCGGTTCTGAATGGTCGTTTTCGTCTAATAATATTTCATCTGGTATAATATCAAAAGCTAAACACCTTAAATCACTTAAATAATTTTTACACTTTAAACATCTATCATTTTCCATTATCAATAGTTTTAAATAATTTTAATATATCATCTGGCACACCATTTGCACCGTTTTTTCTGTAAGTTGAATACCATTCTGCAAAGTATTCCATTTTGTTAGTTCCAGAATATTGGGTTATAGTATTAGACATTGTAAATTCTTTACCACTTTCTTTAAATATTAATTCATGTCTATGATGCCCTAATTCATGTATCATTGTAGTATGTAATGATTCATTTGGAGTTGTTTCCATTGAACTTGTGCTAAACCATTTAGGATTTAACCCATCTTCAATTCTTTTTTCATAAACTTTTATGTTTTTTTCAATAGATTCTATTAAATATTTTTTAGAGCTTTCTGAAAACTGAGTACTATCTTTTATTTTAATTAATTCAGCTTTTTGTTCAGATAATATATCTTGATAGCTTTTTAATGGAGTGTGTTTAAAGTCTTTTAAATGATGTAAATTAATGTTTATATCACGTCTTAAAACCTCTCTAGTTTTTCTATCCTGCTCTTGTAAATAAACAGCCTTAAAATTAGATTTAGGTCTATTAACAGTCTTTAAATTATCTATATTTAATGGATTAATTTTATGCTCTTTTTCAACTGCTTTTAATACACTATTAAATAAATTATTATCTTCTAATCCTTTTAAATTAACGTTTTTTACACCTAATTGTAATATCCTTTGTTCAGCTTCTTTAATATCTTTAGCAGGAATAAACTCATTACTCTTAACTGGAGTGCTAATTTTAGGCATTTCCATTTTAGGTTTAGGCATATAAAAGTTATTACTAGCTAAATCCCTATCTCTATCCGCTACCACAAAATAAGGGTGCTTATCACTAAACACTATCTTTTGTTTTCCTGCATTCATCATAAATTCAGGCGGTACAGTATCAGGTTTTTTAAATCCTTTTAAACTTGTTTTATCTTCACTATCAGTTTGTAATGTAGTACATCTACAATTCCAGCCATTAGGTGGAAAATAGTTATCCCAAAACTTATCATTTACTGGACGTGAAATATTATTTAACATAGCGTGTTCAGGACGTACCCTTCCATCTCCTACTGTGCTATAAGTTAGCATAGGTAATAATTCTGAATTACTTTCAATATCCATCCACATACTAGCACTCCTACTTTGTGATATGGCAGCGTTATATTCAGCTCTTAAATAGTTTTCATTGTAATTTTTGAATATATCAGTACCTGTTTTTTTATACTCGCTAAATGGTTTAATCCTATCTTTGTCGTAAATAGCATCTACCATTTCACGTACTTGGTGGTACTGTTTAGCTCCCGAAAATACATAAACGTTATTTCTTAAATCGTTAAGCATTTTAAAATCGGGACTATTCCATTCAACATCGGTTAAAGACTTACCAAAGCCATTATAAACACCATTAGTTAGCTTTTCGGCTACTCGTGAATAGGTTGCAACGTCTAAAGATTGTGGAGTGATTAAACCACTATAAACACCAACTACAATACGTTCAATTTCTTCGTCTGAAAATATGTTAATTGGTGCAGCATTTTGTATGTCGCAAAATGAACACATTATTTATAGAGATTATCTAATCTATTTTTAATATTTACCACATCGGTAGGGTCATTAACTACAACAACCTCACTCCCATATTTCTCCTCTAAATATTCAGGACTGAAAGTGAATTTACCTGTTTTAATTAACTCAATATCTATCTTAGACTGTTCAATTAAACTTAAATCATCTTCAGCCTTAACAGTTATTTTAACACCTTCTGGGAATATACCTAAACGTGTCATCATTGGAACTAATTGATAGTTTAAAACACCTTCTATAAAGAACTCATCATTATAAGCAACGTTTTTTAAAACACGCTCTTGAACTTCTGCACTACCTACATAGGCTTTTTCATCTAATGTTCCTGTTTGCCCTAAAATAAGTTTGCTAATTTCGGAATTACATCTTTGTATCATCATATCAAACACTTGAAAAGCATCTGAACGATTAGATTCTACTAACTCAATTAAATCATCTGTATCAAACACTCCATAAGAAGCAACACCCATGTTTCTAAGCATAGTTTCCATATTAGCACGTGTTCCTTCATCTCTAGTATTAGTTTTGCCTATTCTAATAGGGCTACCAAATATCTCTACAAATTCACTCCATGCTCCTAATGCGTTTTTCTTCCAAATAACTAATGGAGCTGCTTTTAAATATAACCCTAAATCTCTATCCTTACCAACTCCAATACACCAATTATTATAAGGTGGATCTAAATAAGGATAACCAGATAAATCTGCATAAGTATTAGTTACTATATGAAATTCTGGTTTTACATATTCTCTAGGTACTAATTCAACTGCTTTAAAAGCATCATTTACAACACTATCAAATTGAATTAATGAATGACCGTAAAATATAGCATCTAAGGCATAATCTATAAAATCTCTAAACCATTTCTGTTTAATAATATATTCCAACTCTTCGTTTTCTTCACCGTTTAATTTTACATCAAAGTCTTTAGATAGTGTTAAGTTTTTACGTTGGTTTACTGCTGCTGTTAAATGAGCATCTAATTCAATGTTCTTATAAACTTTGTACAATTCCGAACGTTGTGGAGCTGTTAAAGATTCTGCTCTAGTTACTGCTAGTTTGTAAGTTTCAATATTAGTAAATCCCCTATACAATTGAGTGGGAGTGGTAATACGTTTTCTAATATCTGCTGTTTTAGGCATATTAACAGAAACATCCTGTACTTTATTAAAATCTATGTTATATCCAAATAATTTCATTACCAAAGTTGATTAGATGATTTAATAGTGTTACCATCTGAGTTACCCCATCTAATTGAAACACCTTGTTGCGGTAATATTTGAGGTAAATCCGCTGTTATATCTCCACTAGCTACACGTTTAAGCCATGCAATAGCACCACCATTTTGAGTAGCATTATTACCATCGTAACGCTCTTTACGTAAATCTGGAATGTTTCTAGGATTAATACGTGAGTGTAAATGATACAAAGTAATATCTAGTAATTCT